AGACATATCATCTTCATCTTTAATGCCAGTTACAGTAGCGCCATCACCTGCAATGTTGATGCTGGTGTTTGCTACAATGGTTGTGCCTACGATACTTGAAGCACTAGATGCTCCTATAGTCGTAGCGTCTACAGCACCACCATTGATGTCTGCTGTGGGTATAGTTACTGTGCCAGTGAACGTAGGACTAGCAATGTTTGCCTTAGTCGCTGACGCTGTTGCAATGTTATTAAACTCTGTATCAATCTCAGTGCCTTTGACAATCTTGTTAGCGTTGCCTGAAGGTAAGGAGTCCTTTGCTGCAAAGTTAGTTGTTTTTGTATAATCAGTCATTATATAAGTCTACCTATAACTGCTTCAGTATTTAGCTCTTGTATTGACAAGGCCCGTTGGTCTATTGTTGCTTCTATGCCTATAGTTGCTACTTTGCCTGACCCTGTTGCTTTAAGTTTAGCAACGTCAATAACAATAGTAGCACTGTACTCTGACGTACTTACGTTGTACTCAGATATTCCGTACTCTGCGATAAGGCTTGTAGCAACAGTGAATGCTTGCTTACTGTAACCTTCAGTGTAGTCGTAAGCCCAGTTGCCTACTATCTCACTACCTGAGCCGCCTATAATTGTAAAGTTGATCTCTTTGAGCATCTTAACTTTCGAGGGGTCGCCAAAGGACAGTGGGTTTGTAAAGTATTTGAATGTATACGTATCAGTATCATCCAAGTAATTACTGTAGTCGTTAACACCTACTGAGTTACCAAAGTACAGTGTACCATCTTCTGCTCTCTCGCCACACAGTAGAGCATTGCCTTCCCAAGTAGTCGCCCTGTAACTGCCATCTTCTAACGTCCCACGCATATCAAAGCAATAGACTTCCAAGGAGGAAGGTAAGAACAACAGATAGAATGCTTCTTCTGGGCTGTACACTGACTTAATGTTGCCTGTCTGTGTGTTTACAGACTGCATCATAGTGTCACGTACATTCTTGGATACGTTACCAATAGGATTAGACTTCTCTTGGATAACTCTACCTAAGCTACGTAAACCAGAGTCAGACAAGAATATAAGGTCTGTACCGTTGCTCTGTACGCTGTCTCTAGCTATACAGCCGATACCAGTGATAGTATCAGAGAGTGTCATACTGGATGGTGATGAAGCACCTTGGTACAGTAGAATGCTACGCTTACCAAAGATAACTAGAAAGTCATTAAACTCTGCTAGTGCTACAATCTCATCATGTCCTGTAGGCCAGACTGTAGTAACATCTAAGCTGCCTGAACTACCACCTGTCCACGCATGGCCTGCTAAAGAGTCTGACCAGTACAGTGTGTGCTTGTTGCCTGTAACGTCAGCAGCCCATACACGACCAAAGGCAGCTAATGCTTCGTTAGCTTGTGGTGGTGTACCTGTGGCGTGGCTATGGTCACTAAACTTTGCAAGTACACCAGAGCCTGACTCATCAGTGTAGATTAGCGGCTCTTGTCCTCTCTGGAAAAAGTAAGCATGGTCAGCAAAGTTTATAATCTTCCAGTTGTTTGCTGATACTGTGTAGCTGCCCGGAGTAACATCAGTTAGTGTAGTGGTACCTGTGAATATCTTACTATTGCCAGTAGAGAAAACAACTTTGTCTCCACTATAATCTACAAACTCAAAGATAGTTTCTACACCTATACTAGACCCCAGTGGCGTTGCTGAGCTAGTCAGCTTATTTATACCCTTACGCGCTGCAATACGACCAAACTTATCAATGACTGCATTTTCTGCAACAGAAGCAAAGGAAGGGTCTTGACCTACAGGAGAATCTTGAGTGTTTAACCCACGAAACCCCGGAGCGCCTATGTAGATGTTCTGTCTTTGCTGAGCCATTACTTAGGTTGCCAAATAAATTCTTCTGGGTTCTTGTAAGCGTCTAACGCAATTGAGTCTGATAGATGACGGTCTGCAATGAGGAAGTAATCTTGTGCAGTCGTGCCGCCAGTCTCTCCTCTTTCTCTTGCGAGTAGTGCAACTGCTGTGTGGACAATAGGATTAGCAGGCAGTACAGTTTCGTCTGCATCATTAGATAAGTCGCTTTCCCTCGCTATTAAATCAAAACGTAATGAATAAACACCATCAGGATTAGGATAAACTCTAACCTTAGTATCGTCTGAGCTATCTACTCCTGAGTAGGTGTAGTATTCAGGAGAGCCACTGATAGACCCAGTGTTATAGACTGCGTTGTTAACCCATGTGGGTGTTTGGTAATTAATAAAGAAATTAGAAGTATCGTTAATAACGCTATATATTTTAACACGTTCTCCTGCGTTTGTCAAGCTATATTCTGTAGTTCCTTCAACTGTAGAAACAACTACTGTAGTCCTCAGTGTAGACCAGTCATGTGCGTTCTCTACCTGTGTCTTTGCATCGTTTACAAAGTCACCTACCATTTTAGAGTAAGCTGTGTTAGTCACACCAGATACTTCGTCTTCTCGCAAGCGTCTAAGGACACTGTTGACTAATGTTAAATAAGTTGTACTCATCCTATTATGTTCCTAAATAAACTTGGGGCGAAGCTCGGTGTTTGGTATTGTGTTGCTTTCTTTACTGCTTCAGGAGCTTGGTACATAGGAGTAAAACCATAGTCTTCAAATACTTTTTTAGTCACTCCCTGTGGCTTCATAAGCCCCGCTGCAAGCCCCACAGCAAGCCCTGCACCTATCCCTTCACCAGTACCAGTGCCTTCTCCAGTGCCTTCACCACCTCCTGTTCCTGTATCTCCGGCTCCTACACCTGTTTCTGCTGCTCCGCCTGTTGGTTCTTCTACAGGCTCTACAGGGTCTTCTACAAGGTCTACAGGGTCTACAGGGTCAAAATCTACAGGGCCACCTGTAGGGGGTACTTCAGGGAAGTCATCAGCTAAAGGATCTGTAGGGTCAATTTCTAAATCAGAAGCAGGTTGCTCCTTAAAATAGTCTGTTAGACGGGCAACCCAAGATACTGCATCGGTAACGTCAAAGTCTCCAGTTACATCTGGAGGAGGTGGGCCACTGGGCAGAGTTTGATACTCCACAGGGCCACCGGATAGCCACTTGTCTAACTCTAGCTGTAGACCTTCTCTAACATTAGGGTCTTCTTCAGCACCGATAGCTTCTCTTAACTGAGCAGCAATAATGTCTGTGGATGTAGGCTGTTCTTCTCCTACATCTGTAGGTTGTGCAACAACAGTCTCTGCTGGCGTTCCTTCATCACCACTACTACCTGTGGTTTCTGTAGGTTCTTCTACAGGTTGCTCTACAACTGGCTCTGCTATATCTAATGGAGGATCTTCTGGTGGAGGTACTTGCTCGACAGGGACTACAACAGGGAGGTCATCAAACTCAGGATAATCGGGTATCGTTGTCAACAATGCTTCATCAAGAGCTTTTTGTTGTGCAATATCTCCAACACCATCTCCATCAGAGTCTGCCCACTCAGTAGGGTCATTTGGGAATAGATCAACAACGTCGTAAACACCATCTCCGTCTGTGTCTGTGGTTCGTTGTATCCTTTCTTGTTCCTTACGCTCTACTATACGTTGCTGTACGTCTGCTTCAGCGGTTCTACGTGCTTCTACCTGAGCTACTCTGTAAGCGTCTTGAGCATCTTTGTAAGTGCCTTGTTGTAGTTTTATAGCATCTTCATAAGCGGCTTGAGCTACACTTTCTGCTGTACGTGCTTGGTTTACTTTATTACGCGCATCTAGTTTAGCAGCGTCTTCTGCTGCCTTTGCTCTTTTGTAATTAGAACTAAAAGGCCCATAACGGCTACGCATATAATTAGCATAACCTTCAGCACTAGCTACGGAAGCATTTGTTTCTTCTATTACAGTTGCTACATTGTCTGATGCAGCTTGTGTCGCTGTTTCAGCCGCAGTTACTGCACCATTTGCAGCAATAACTTCCTCAGTATCTTCAGGATTTGTTAGCGCGTCTACAGCGGCAGTGGCAGCAGCAGCTATGTCTATAGCGTCCTGTTCGCTAGTATCTTCTTCTGCTTGAGCATCCGCTGTTGCAGTAATGTTATAGATTACACTAGGGTCAAAAGAACCATCTGGGCCTGCTCCGGGGCCACTGTAGGTTATACCGCCCGGCAAACCACCTGTTGTGGATAGACCTTCAGCAACTGCGCCTACGCCAGCAACTAATGTTCCACCTTTAGCAATTTTATCTAAAGTTACTATAGGCGTACCCGCTTTTGTGGTAGCACTTGCTCCGGTAACAGCAGCAAGACCTTCACTTAATACTTTTTCTACGGCTCCTTTACCTGTTTCAAATGCGCTAGTGAGCTTACTTATGAAAGAAGGCTGAGATGTTTTATAAGTTTTAGTGCCACTTAGAATTTGATTAATTGGCAAATCTGCGCCAGCCGCTGCTCCGGTTGAGCCTGCTGCTGCTCCGGCTGTAGCTGCTTTATATATAGGAACACCTATTGCTAAAGCTGCTGCCGCTGCTAAGAAAGGCGCTGCGTCTTTTAATGGAGAAGTTTTTTCTGGGCCTACCGCATCTCTAGCGAAAGTACCATACTGACCAACCTCACCTGTTTGAGTGTAGTAAGTATTGCCACTACGTTGAGTAGAATGCACTATATTTTTTAACTGTCCACCATCTTCTTGTTCTTGATAGTAAGCAGGAGTAGTGCCTAAGTTTAAGTATAGAGTTTTACCATCGACTACTGTTGAAGTAGGGATGTTTTCTTGTTCAATATACTGCTGTACTTGGTCATTATGCTCTTGCATTGCAGCAGCATAAGTTTCAAAATTAGAATAGATAGCGCCGGGAGTTTGCTTAGCTTGCTCCATACGCTTGTTATACCTGTCTCCTTCTCCCGGAACTACAGGCACATACTTAGGCTGTAAAGCAGCAAAAGTCTTAATCTGCTGTAGCTGCTCATTAGATAGCGGAGTGTTGTTGTTTCCGTCAGTAACTTGATTAGCTGCTTGCCAAGAAGCTAGATATTGCTCATTGACAGGAATTGACATATCTTGATAATTAGGAACTTCCCCCATAAACTCAAGCACTTGTTCGCCTAAGTCATCGGGGAGAGCAAAGCCACCTTCAAATAAATCTAAGTCTGGAGCAAAACTTTCAGCCATTATTTGCTACCCCACTTGGATACAGCTTTCATACCAAAACTAGCCGCTATTGCAGCGCCTAAGAATCCTTTGTAGTAATCTGGCATTGTCTCCAAGACTATAAATCCCTGTTCAACGTAAGGAACCATTGAAGGTATAAATGCACCTATCAATGGCAAACTAAGGATAACGGAAAACCACTCATCCTTCCAAGAAGTCTGAGAAGCACTGGCTTGTTGAGTTTCCCAATCAGCGTCAGCATCTATGCGTCGCATCTTGGAGTCATGGACAGCTTGCTTTTCAGCAGCTTTGTTTTTAAGGAAAGTACCTGCAATACTTGTGATAGCACTAAGCCACATATACTCACCTTAAAAAGAAAGCGAGGGGCCACCGAAGCAGCCCCATGCTTAACGGTTGTTACTTAGGCACAACCAGAGTCAGACCAGCTTCAGGACGAAGTACAGCGGTGCCGTACAGCGTATCTGAAGTAAACAGGTTAGCAAGGAACTCTTGCTTGTACTGTGTCTGAGAACGAACACCTTGCTGCTCAGCCATGACCAATGCGTCACGTTGGAACAACAGAGCACCCAGCATGTCAACAGAAGCAGCGGTGTTATCGCCAGCAGCTTCTACGACAGGACAGTTGGTGCTGACAAAAATGTCAATACCGTACAACTGACCAATTTGACCGTTAGTAACCTGACCGTTGTTTACGAAGTCAGAACTAACATAGCGGTCGATGCCCATGATAGTGTTGCGTACTGAAGGAGGGACAACAAAGTTGCGTCCGTCCATAGGTACGTCTTCATCGTCCAGCTTCTGAATGATGGCACGGAAAGCAGAGTCAACAAAGACATCTGAAGCCGTTACGGTATCAGCAGCGTAGGTGGTCAAAGCGTTAGAGCTTGAGTTGTCTACGAAGAAAGTACCGCCATTGTTCAGGTAGGTGGAAGATGTAGTACCCGCGCTACCCAAGCCCGTAGCCAGAGAGTGCAGGTCGGTGTCAACTTGCTTAGCCAGCGCATAGCCAGCATCTTCAGTATAGAACTGACGCAAAGAAGACAGTGCTTGTACATCCGTAATATCCTCAATCAAACGTGAGTATTCAAAGTGCTTGTCAATAGAGACTTGTACTTCGCCTTCAGTGTTCGCTTGAATAGTTACGGCAGTCTTAGCTGCTTTAGCGTGTGCATCACCACGGACAGGCTTAGGCACATGGATAGTGTCGCCTTTCTTGCCAGCCATAGACATCTTCTTGACAAGATTTGCCAAGACGAGGTTCTTTTGGTATGCAGCAATAATCTCATCACTCCAGATTTCTGGAATGAAAGTTGCCGCAGTGGTGTTGTCGGTAAACCCGCCAGTTGCGGGATATGTAGAATCAGTCATTTAATATCTCCTCAGATATACTATTTGACCCGTTTCTCAGCATACGCTCTCATTATTTCATCTTGTAGAGCGGCATACCTATGAGGGTCATCTTTCATAAGTCTAATAATGTCTGCGCGTCTATAGATCTTCTTAGGGCTTGATTCAGAGCTACCACTAGCACTGCCTGTACTAGCTGACTTTACTGCTTGCTTACGGCTTTGTTTTTCAACACTAGCTGCTTGACCAATCATCTGTTGACGTTCTTTCCAAAGGTTGAAAAGTTCGTCAGCAGCTTCGTAATCATACTGCTTGTCTGCCGCTACAAAAAGCTTAGTCCTGATTTTAGATGCTTCAATCCACTCTGCAAATTTAGTATCCTGTAAGATACTTTCCATGTCAGGGTGATTAGCCTTCAGTGTTGACAATGCGGTCTGCATCCTGTACTGTTGACTAACTGATTCAGCTTCCTTAATCTTAGGGTGATTCTGGATAGCCTGTGCTACTGCCTTTTCAGGGTCAGTAAAGAAGTCTATTTCTTCGACTTGTTCTTGTTGTTCGGGTGCCGGTGGAGAGTTATGTGTGGATATATATGTATCAACAACCTTACGTAGTTCACCTACTTCAGAACTTTGACGCCCTAGTAGCTTTTCAGCTTCTTGGTGCATCTGTACAAGTTCCTTAGCAGACTTGCCTTGGTATTTCTCAGGAATCTCAGGTTCATTAGTGGTTGCCTGTTCTTCCTCTTGAGGTTGCTCTTGTTCAGCAAAAACGTCCTCTTGTGACGGTTGCTGCTCCTCACGCTCAATTATTTTAGCCATTATTAAACTCCGTACTTATAGTATTGTGGAGGGATTAAAAAAAGGGTTCTAGCTAGGAACTTTGCTTTTTCTCGTATTGGATGTGACTCGCTCTAGCCTTAGCCCAACGCCTAGTGGCGTCAGGAAAGTCTCCGCTGATAGGGTCTAGTTTAGACCTTACAGGCGAGATAATCCGTTTAGCACTGTAACCACACTCGCACCTTACAGTGTGTTGGTCTACAGGTACTAATGCTTCAAATACATGCCCGTCAAGACACTTAAAGTCGTACAGTCTTAACATTACGTTTCTAAGTCAATGTCTTCCTGTACAGACTCTTTAGCTTCCTGTTCAGCGTTTTGTATTTGAGCTTCTAGGTTGAAAACAGTAGCGAGTATTGCAAGTTGTCCTTTGCGGAAATGCAAGTTATCGTTATCTGTTGTGAACTCTACTGAGTTAATCTGTGCTACATTCTGACCTAAATCGTCTATAAGTTGTTTCCAACCTTCTGAACGAAACATCTCAAAATAATTAGCAAAGTAAACTTCAAGTTCTTTAGTCATCTTATGTATTCCCTTAATAAGTTAAGATACAAGATGTATAGTATAGCATACTTTTGACAAAATGTCAAGTATTATTTTACATTTTTCTACCAGCAGGCTTGCGAGCAGGTTTGCGTTGCATTGCTTTTTTCTTCTTAGGTGGTCGGCCTACTTTGCTTCCGTAAGTTCCTTTACCGTATGGCATATCATTTTTCCTTTGTTTTAGGGGGGTCTCTAAGTAATAGTTTAGTCCCTACGTCAGCCATAGGAACTAATCTAGGTTCGCAGTAAGCATCAAAGTGTCTAGTCTTAGGCATGACAAGGGCATGTTTAGTGACATTCTGATGTACTAATGCTGTCTTATATTCCAGACAGCTTGTAAGTTCTCTAAAAGCAAGCTCTAGTCTAGGCTCACCTTGTTCCAGTATAATTAATACAAAGATGAGCATAGTGTCCATTAAAGTCTTCTTTTTTGTTTAACAGCCTGTGTTTTTATAGCTGTTGGTTTTCGTAAGTCCCAAGTTAGGATTATTAACTTGGTGTCCCATGCTGTGCCAAGGATTCTTGGGCCTTGATTTCGCACATACACCTCCGCTCCGTATCCGCATTTCCCTTTGTTGAACAACAACCATTTCTTTGCGACCCTGTGTCGCTCTGCTGGTGGTTGCACATAGCGTAACATACGGTATTCGCGCATGTCGCAGAGCAGAGTGGGGTTTCTTGGGTCATATTCTATTTGGCTAGGAGAGCTTGTACGAGAGCTTGTATCTGCTCGTTGGTCTTCTCTTGAATCTTCTCCTGACGGGCCAAGGAGTTGACTATTGCTTCCACCTTCTGCTCCGTCACTGCCTGTGCCTGTCCGTTGGCTTGGGCTTTTTTTGCAGCTTCCTCCGCTATGGTAGCAATACGATCTCTGTCCTCACTAGCGTGGGCTGTATTGGCCTGTAGTACACCCCAAGCAACTGCTAAGCTAACAGCGGCAGCAGCAAGAGGTAAAGCCCATTGAGGGATTCTAATTGAGTTCTCAGACATTATTTTTCCTTGTTATACTGCCCGTAAGTTACCGGACTTTTTGTTTACTACTTTTGCGCTAGTTTCTAAAATAAAAGCAGAGTGTTGTTTAATCATTTCCAGAATCTCTAACTGTATGTCAGGGTCTTGTGCTTCGATTAAAGAACCACCTAAGTACGAGATTGTCTCTGAGTTGAGACGCAAAGCACTTGTTTCAGGGTCATCGAACACGGGTATAAACTCAGATTCTATCATAATCAGTCCTTATTTTTTTCTTGACTTAGCCCCTGAACATTTCCAACGCTTGCGCGATAGGTTGTTTGGAGTATTAGGATCGTTTTGTTTTTTCTTAGGTAGTCTCTTTTTGATACCTAAACTTCTAGCACAATAACTATCCCCTTTGCTAGTTCCGGGCTTGACTCTAGGGCCACCACCTTTTGCTTTACCAGCCTGTCCGTAGGAAACTTTCTTACCGCTAGAGGTTATCTTTACTTTTGCTTTTCCTTTCCTTGGTGTTGCCATCAAGTATCCTCTTGTTTAGTCTTGCGCGTCTGCGCTGGCCTTTTCGTTTCATTCTTGGATTCTAGTTCCTTAATCTTGTTTTCAAGTTCTTCAAACTTGGCATTAATTTGGTCAATAGCGTCTTGGAACTGTGCTGAAGTAATTACCATTTTACTGTCCTTGTCCCTCTACAGGGGGTCGCAT